AACCGGGCCACCCTCATCCGCAGTCCCACCACCCTTGCCTCCACCTGGATGGCTGTCACTGGCGCCAGCACCAACTCCTGGGCCGACCCTGCTACCATTTGGACCTCCACCCCAGGCCCCGGTGCTCCCGCCGCCTCCATACCTTCCGCCACCACCAAATCCAGGCAGTCCTCCGAGGCCCTTCAACTCAACGTCGCCCTGGTCAAGCAGCCTGAAGTTGTCGTTCAACCTCTTGGTCTCCGCCGTGTTGGCCTCGACGGTCTTAAGATAGTCGTCGCCCTGCCTCAAGCTGTTGTCTGTAAATCTTCGATCCTCAATGTTCTCAGACCGCCTCATCCACTCCCAGCCCTTGCTGATCCCTGGAATTTGATCACTCTGGGTACCACTTACTCCACCAGACAGGAGCTGGGCCGGCTTGGTGAGTGGTTGGAATTGCTGCTCTGGAGTCGGCCACCGCTTGTCGATCGGAGAGGTAGGCTTGGTGAGCGGCTTGAGTTGCTGCTCTGGAGTAGGCCATCGATCATTGAAGCCTGGGAGCACTTCCTCATTACGCCGAGGCCTGCCCTCTCTACCCGGTCTCACCCTGTTTGGATCGCCAGCCTTCTCCGTCCAAAATCTGTGGGTCATCACGTCCTTGACCGTCGCCCCACTTTCGTTTGTAAGAGTGGCTCCGGTCGTCGGCTTCTTGTCCCAATCCTTCCACAGCGCGTGGAGTTCCTTGACGAGCTCGGTCATCTGCTTCAGCCCGCCGACGATCAATCCATCGGCAGCCAACAGGCTGGTCTTGATGTCGGCCGAGAACTCCTCCCACTCGTGACTCAAGTCCGCGACGGCCTTTCTGTACTCTTCCGTGGCCTTCGCCCTCGCGGCAAATCGCTTCTTGTCTTCCTCCGTGACTTCCTTGGCTTGACCCATGACCTTCAGGACTGGATCGAGCTCCCAGAGCTTCAAGAAGTCGTTCTGAGCCTTGGTGGCATCGGCAACGTTGTTATCTGTTTGTTTCAATCTGTAGTCGTATACGTTTTGAGATTGGATGAGCACCTCATTCAACTTGCTCGTCGTAGTGGTCTCCTCTTCGACCCTTTCGATCGCTCGCTCCATCACCTCGCCGTAGGCCTGGGCCGCCTGGATCATCTCCAGGCGCTTCGAGCTGTCGTGTCTGTTGATCTCGGCCAGCACGTTAGAGAAGCCACCCATGCTTTGCTCAACCGTACCAGCCGCGACACCCAGTCGGTCATACTGCTCGATGAGGCTCTTCAACTCAGCAGGGTCCATCCCAATGACCTTGGCCTTGTTGGTCAACTCTACGATCGTGTTCGAAAATTCCTTCAAGTTTCCAATTCCAGACACGATGGTGGCGGCCAGTCCACCCATGGCCGCACCGGCCACGCCGAATTTTCCTATGTAGCTGACCAACTCCTCACCGCCACTGGCGACCAAATCACCCAACTCCTTGATTTGCTTCGCTAGCTCTTGCTGCTCCTCCTTCAGTCTGTCCATCGCCTCCTTGCCTGACCCGGAGACGAGCTGTCTCACGTCATCTCGTATTCTGGATATGCCCTCCGACGCCTCATTGATCAGGCTGACCCGAAGTTGGAGTTCTTGGAGTTCGTTAGGCATCTATTCTCCCGACTCTATCGCGCGCGTCCTCTCGAGTTGTCCAGTCCTGTGGAGGTGGAGTTGGACCTCACTGATCGGCATCTCGAGGAAGATGCGGGGATCGAGGTGGTAGTAGCTAGCCAGTCGATAGCAATCGATGATCATTCCATCGTCGATGACGGTGATCACCACGCCCGCAGATCTGGTAAAAAAAATTTTCGCAGACGGTATGCGCAGCTGTTCCAGTCACGCGGGTCCATCGCCTCAAGCAGGGGCGGGAGGATGCCGGAGAGCGCACCCATGATGTAGGTCATCTTTCGCTCCTCGATGATGATCTCACCATCCCACAGCATGCGGGTTGGATTGCCGATCCTGTTGATCTCCGTAGCCTTGGGCTCTCTGAAGGTCAGGTTCCAGACCTCCTCACCCTTGTCATTTCTAACCGGTCTGTAGAGGAGTTGAACGGTGATCGGCCACACGTCCGCACTCTCACGTATGTCTCTGCGAAGCTGCTCAACCTCGCTCATCGGAGGCTCGGGAGATGGAGCCTCAGACTTCACCTGGGAGGGGAGCGGTTCCTGGGGCGTCGCAGACAGCGGCTCTCCGGAGCGCGGCCCCTCGGGCATGATGAAGCCCTCCTTGGTCACTCCACCGTTCGTTCTTGGTTCTGCCATGTGTGACTACCTCACGCGATTGAAATTTCCTGGCAGGCCAGGCCCTCCCAGCGAACCCTGACCTGGCCGTCTCGAGTGTTGTTCTCGAAGCCGGCCTTGCAGGTCCCACCTGTCAGCGTGTACTGCATTCCGTTGGCCAACTGGGCCACCACAGTCACGTCCGTCTCCGTCTCGAGGCTCTCCAGGAGCAGGCCAGGCACCGTGGACAGGTCGCCCTCTATGTAGGGCACTCGAGGCAGCTCTTGATATCCATGCACGCCGTCCTGGCCGGCGATCATGGTGCGCTCAACCGCACTAGAGCTCACGGTGAAGTTACCGCGGAGGGCCAGCTGAGTGCCATCCACGGTCAAGAAGGCGATGCCAGCAAAGCGCTGTGCCATAGGTTAGTCTCCTTTCCTTTTTTGAGAGATTACGACGGGGCGCCAGACGAGGCCTGGAACGGGGCCGGGGCCTGACCAATGATGGCCAGATCGATGCCTCGATCATACTGGAGCCTGAACTGGGCCAGCACGGCAAAGATGCGGAGCTGATTGATCAGGTCAGGCGGGTAGAGCACATTGACCCGGTTAGGATCATTTGGATCGCGCTCCACGATCAGGTTGGCCTTGAACTCTTTGAGGTTCTCAACCAAACCGTTCCACATATCGAGCTGGTACTCATTGACCAGCTCGGCCTTGATGATGCCCGGGGTTACGATGGCCTGGCCAGGTCCGAACTTGGTCCCGTCGTCGGCCAGCTTGCTCCTCGGGAATTTGCTGGTGATCGCGTACTTCTGGTTGCGAAGCAACTTGGCGAGGGTCGCCAAGGTGGTCACCAGCTCGTACGCATCGTCCGGTGCGCCATAGAGGTTGAGCCGATAGGTGGTCTGCTCCCGCAGGATCATAGGCTGGGCGTCGCTCCCGATCTCCTGGATGGCCAAACCGTTCGAGGCCAAGCTGTTCAGCTCTATGAAATCGAACCGATCCGGAAGCGGACAAGACTTCATGTTGTTGAGCGACAGGGTCTGGAGGGGTCTCGCAGGATCATTGATCAAAGCTCGCTGGGCCTTGGCCGCATAGGCGGCCGCGCACTCGAACATAGGAGATGGAGTGGTCGGCTCCCACGCCATGATCGACATCACTCCGCTGTTGTTCGTGTCACCGAACGTGAGCAGGGAAGCATAGGTGCCTCGCTTGGCATTGAATATGTGGCCGAACTGCTGGCGCTGCCATCCCCACCGACCGCTATCAGAGAAACCATACTCCTGCTCCCACGCCGTCATTGAGTTGCTGTCAGTGTAGGGCATCGCTACGTACTCAAAGTTCGACTTCTGAATGTTGGAGATGGCCGTCGTGAAGATCGGAGTGCCAACGCCTCCGGCGAGCACGCCGCCCACGGGCAGGGTGATGCCGAGACCCAGGGGGGTCATCTCTCCGCCCACCGATCCATAGTAGTTCATCTGGACGGTGATCTCATTGCCGTTGACGCCCTGGAACAGAGCGGTCAATGTGACCACACCGAGCGCGGCAGTGGCACTCACTGGGAGGGATGGATTGCCCAGCGTCTCATCGAAGGTGTTGATTGCGCTGGCGATCGCCGCAGCGATCGTGGTAGGCGTATCCGTAGTCATGATGTTGACCGGAACGCTGGTGCCCGCGATGTACAGGGAAATCGTGCCGGCCGCCGTAGGGGCTGCGGTAATGGTAATCGCACCGGTGGCAGCCGAGCCTCCGGTCGGGTTGGACACGGGCATTCCCCAGACCTCATTGGCGAAGTTATTGGCATAGAAGGCCTGGAACATCCTGGATAGCTCGGAGCCTTGACCGAAGGCGGCGTCAGCGTCTGCCTGGCTTCCGATCGGGATCGCAACGTTTGGCGTCGCGGTGCCTGGCGTGATCATGACGCCGACCAACAATGCCGTCAGGTTGATCGTGGTCAAGCCGGCCATGCTCGGATCGATCTCGACCCAATACAGAGGGACCTTGATATTTGCGGGGATGTTGTTAAAGCTGATCGGCATGGGTCATATCCTCCTCAAACTGAATCTTGGGTCACAGGGTCAACCGGAGGAGGCTCGGCCGGCTTTTCCTCTTCCAGCTTGATCGAACCCTCCCTCAGCCTTCTGAAGGTGTAGATGTCATTGGGCCACTCGATCGATCCTTCGGCGCGAAAGCCTCCAGCCCTGGGATGCTTGAGCAGTCTGCGCATGTCATCCGCGGTGAAACCATCACCATCGGCAGGCACCACGCGAACGCCCGGCACCTCCCTCAACTTCTGTATGCGGGCGAGCCTCTGCCGCCGCCCCTGGCCTGGGAGAACGACCGTCGGTTTGATGTCAACCATTTCTATCTCCTCTGATCACGAGCTAACAGCCACGGCTTACGCAACGGAGCTCGTCGAGCCGTGCGCGTAGCGCTAGGGGTAAAATCATAGACCACGTTGACCTGTTGGATTTGCGTGGTGTCTCGACCATCCGGAGGATAGGCCGTCGTGACGTTGATCTCATTAAGCGTATCGGTGATGTCCGGATACCATTCGCTCCGAGAGAAGCAGCTGACCTCGTACTGAAGCTCAGCGAACGGCGTCTCATTGTTCAACCCGGTGTTTCCGAACACGTGACGCCTCGACCCCCTGGTGATGCCCTCTATGCCAACTCCCTCCGGGTTGCTGTTGACCAGCACGTTCATCAAATTCATATTCGTCCAGAGCAGGCTCATAATCTTCAGGTAGTCAGCATCAATGGACCGCTCCAGCGCGACCGGGTCGTTATCGGTCTCGACCACCGAGAACCCGATCCTGGAGGTATGGTTGAACCGAATGCAGCCGGCGTTGGCGTCTCCATCCGGGACCATCGCTTCGTCCACGATGTAGACGCCTAGGTACGGAATGAGGTCGGCCTGCAGCGGAAACATCCTGGTCTTGCGAAGCGTGTAGCCTCCGAAGTATGGGTCTACGGTGACGACGTTGTACATCGCGTCCCTGATGTCCAAAGAGAAGCTCTGGGTTTCTGTGATCACGGAACGATCCTCTTAAATTTTTTCACGATAGGTCTCACCAGTTGATCTTGATCGCTCTCAGCAGTCGCAACGCTCGCGCCCACAGTTTTAAACGGATCAGAGAATACCATGATTTGTCCAGAGCACAGAGTGCTCGTAACATTGGAAATAATAAGTCGCAAAACATCAGTATACATATCCTCCGTCAATCTCGTCGTAACAGAACCAGCAACGGTAATCGTGCAAAGACCATTCAAGGCATCAGTAACTACAACAGTAATCTCAGCATCCGCTATCATGCGGGTGCCCTGTCCATCGAGCAGCGTCCACTTGATGACTGGAGAACCGGTGAGGTCATAGGGCTTTCCATTCTCATCGAGCAGCGTTGCGTTGATTTCCCAATCATCGCCCGCAAACATTTGCTCTAGCGGATGCGTGCTCATGGTTGTGCGATCCAATTCGGAGTGGGACGCTTTTGCGCGACCAACCCAATGACGTTCTTCTTACCGACAAGCTGCAGTGGCGAAGACTTCTGACCGGCGATCTGTAGCTCGGTTCTCCGACCGATGATCTGCAGCGGAGGAGACTTCTGGCCCGTGATATCGATCGTAATAGTCTCTGGGACCTTTGAGACCCCGTTCGCAAACGAGGTCCCAGCCGCATGACCAACGGCAATTATGATTGTAGAGCCAGCCCCCTCCGCCTCTCCTGCACCTGCGGCCTCTCCTACGCTGACGGCCTTGACCAGCGATAGAGCGTGAGTAGAACTCACCCCGGCAGAGTTACCGATGGAGATAAAACTGCTTCTGCCGATCGCTATCGCAGAGCCAGCGCCAGCTGCGGCCGCCACCGTAGACTTAATGGCGGTTATCTGACCGATAGCTGCGCCCACACCAGACGCGCTGGCTATCGCTACGCTAGCGGTCCCAGAGAACGCATTGGCCGCGCCAGTACCGACCGCCGAGCCAACCGACCTGGCCGCAGAAGCGCCGATGGCCGTGGCCGTACCGACCCCGAAGGAGCTGGCGATCCCAACACCTTGACCGGCAGATAATCCAGTAGCGGTTGAGGTCCCTGCGGCGTTGCCCACCGCAATAAACAGCGAACCACCGATGGCCACAACGGAGCTCGTGCCTGCGGCAGAACCAGTTGCGACCGAGTGCACAACTCCAGCCGCGTTGGCCGAGCCGGTACCAGCAGCGGAGCCGGCAGAGATAGCTACGACCGATGCAGCGGCTGAGCCAATGCCGGCCGCAGTACCAACACCTAGAGAACTTGCGGCGCCGACACCGTTGACCGAGCTGGTACCAGCGGCTTGGCCGATAGAGACCAAGCCCGAGAAACCATTTAGTGAACCGATGCCTGCGGCCTGGGCTACGCCAACGGCTTGCGAAGACCCAATTGAGGCGGCAGAACCGGTGCCAGCCGCGATGGCAGTCGCAGTGAATTTCGCAGAGCCAACCGCGCTGGCCGCACCCACGCCAGCTGAAGACCCAACCGCGACAAACAACGCAGAGCCGACTGCACTGGCTGCGCCGACGCCAGCAGAAAAGACCACCGAGTGGTCAACGGCAGAGCCGATCGCACTGGCCGCACCTATGCCAGCTGAAGACCCAACCGCACTAGAGAGCGCAGAGCTCGAACTGCTAGCGTTGGCTGCGCCCACGCCAGCCGCAGAGGCAACCGCACTATCTACAGCCAACCCAGTTGCGCCGGCTGCACCCACACCGGCGGCAGAGCCGACCGCGATGAACAACGCGGAGCCGACTGCACTGGCGGCACCAACGCCAGCAGAAGAAACTAGTGAGCGATCAATCGCTGAGCCGACCGCGCTGGCCGCGCCAATACCTGCCGAAGACCCGACCGCACTAGAGAGCGCAGAGCTCGAACTGCTCGCGTTGGCTGCGCCCACGCCAGCGGCAGAGGCAACCGAGTTGGCAACGGAAGAACCTATAGAGCTGGCCGCCCCTACTCCAGCCGAAGAGGCAACAGAGCCGGCGAGAGAAGCACCGATCGCAGCGGCAGCGCCTATGCCAGCGGAGGAGCCAGCCGCAACGATTATCCCAGTGCCGACCGCGTTGGCACCACCGACACCCGCCGCCGACGCAACAGAGGCGGGGATGACATCTACAGAAATAAGTCCGGGCGTCGGACCTACATACGCCCAGTTCATTGGTCTGGAAGGACCAAACCCGGCACGAAATTGCGGTGGTTGCAGCGGGGCAACCAGCGCGGGCGCTACTACACCGGGCGAGAAGGTGGCAATGAGGCCGGTGGTCGGAGTACCGGTGGTGACATAAGATGCGTTCAATGCCGCGCTGGAAGTGACGACCTGATAAGCCAGGTAGTCACCATTGGCGGTCGCCGTCCCGCCGACCCAGCCATTGCCGGTGCTAATACCTGTGGCTGAACCGCCATTAACCGCCATGGTGGCGGCGAACTCGTCCGCTGATGACAGCGTGCCGGTAGAACCGATCGGGACCGGTGAGGCCGCAGCACTGGCGATCAGTTGGATAAATTTATCAAGCGCGATCGTCGAGTGGCCGCTGACTTCCCAAGCCGTGATGCAATAGTAATTAGGAGCAACATTATAATTTACGTTGACCGCCGTGCGATTGGCGCCGCCAACGGCTGGCAGCAAATACACAGTGAAGACGACCGGGATGCCAGCGGCATCGTTGAGCGTACCAACCAGTGTTGGTGTATCGGTGCCTCCGCTCCCGGTCACGACCAGTTGCGTGATCGACGCGGCCGTATGGTGATACTCGATGATGACGACGGAGTTGCCAGCCGTGAACGCGGCCGGAGCGGTTATCCCGTTGCTGGTTGAACCGCTTCCGGAGAGCTGACCAGCAAACTGGACTAGGCTGAACGCCACATCGATTAACCTAGTTCATGGCCTCGAACATCACCTCGTGAACCTGCAAGGTCTCGACGGTCGAGCCGGAGCGCTTGAACTGCGGGCTGATCACGTTGGCCTGGGTCAGGTCCACGGTAACCGCAGCGGGCGCCGAGGCAGGGATCATCACCGGCTGCAGCGTGCTTGCCACCACACCGACGTTCGCATTGAACATTCCAAAACAAATCAAACTGCCGGCCGCTCCCAGAGAACGGCAGCGAACGTATAAGTCCAATTCCCACGTCAGGTTGGTTTGCGAAGCAGTAAGCGCGAACGCCGCGGACGATGCGATGATAGTGCCAGCCGCTGCGCCACCGTTGCCCCAATAGATGTCCCACGTGCCATTGCCAGGAGTAACTCCGGTTGTGATCCGACCGAGCATGCGGATGCGAACCGCCTTGCCGGCCCAACCGAAGTAGTTCGAACCTAGCACCGGCAGGTTTGCAATCGGCGCCACCGGCAGATCGGTGGTCGACAGCGTCACCGCCGCGATATCAGCGATTGTAAACGGCGCGCGCGAGTCAACGAAGAACAGTCCATCGGCCTGCTGCATCCCAACGTCGCCGCTGTCGCGCATCTCGATGATGCGTCGCGCTCTCTTGATCATCGATCGGACTCCTTAAAAACTCCGAGAAGTTTTCTGACTATTCCCTGCCTCGCCTCCGTCATTCGACTCTTGATCAAGGGAATATCGCTGGCATGACCGTCGGCGTAGACCTCCTTGACGGCGTCCTCCATCGCTCCACGGATGTGGCCAACGATGGGTCTAAACAGCGAAGACCTACTGTTCACTGAGATGCCCACGCTCTGGACCTTGCGCGGATACATCCGATCCGCCGCGGGTCTCATTGGGTCTGGCAGCAAGCTAGGCAAGCCACGCTCATTCAACCAACTGTGCGAGTAGTACCGAAGCTTGACGTTCAATACCTCACTCTGGGTTCTAGCCAGGTGCAGCGTGGTCAGCATCTCCTCATCGCTCTTGGGCTGGTGGAGGTGGGGTGCGACCTTCCTCCAAATCTCTCTCGCTCGCTTCACGTCGAGCGAGACCATCAGGTGCTGCATCTCTCCGGCGAGGTTCATTTTAATCCAGCGTGATGGTCGAGGCCGTAGACAGCGAGGGGGTCACGCCGTTGCCGGTCACGATGTTCGGCGTTACGGTGCCGGAGAACAGGATGGGCGATGCACCACCGCCGCTCTTGCCGGTGGTGAAGTTAGTGACCGTACCAGCGCCTCCAGTGCCAGGCGGGAAGTTGATTGCAGCCACGGGAGAGGCCTGGGTGGGAGTGGTGCCCGAGATGGTCCACCCTGCCGAAGTGCGAAGCACGTTGACCCGCGCGTAGCCGGTGTAGGTGGCCTCCGACGTGGCCTGGGTACCGGCGTCCAATGGATCGGCCGTGTTCAACCCGCAGATGATGTTGGTCTCCGGCGCGGTCGTGGCATTGATCGCATAGCCAGCCCAGGTGGTCGCGTTGAAGATCAGGGCGAGGATGGCGTTTTCACTGACGTCTGATATCGACATGGTCTCTTACTCCGTTTTCATCTGACGAGTGCGTACTTTCTAGCGGCCTTGAGCTCCAGCGTGACCTCGCCGCCTCCGTTGTGGAAGACGTTGGTGATCTCGAAATCGCCCAAGTCTGGCAGGCCGGAGACCGGCTCCAGCGGGACGTTGATGAAGTCACCCTGCATCGGAAGCACGGAAAACTCAGAGGTCCTGATGTCCAGGATGGTCTGCTGGTCCGAGAAGATGCTGCCGTCTTCCATCACCACGTTGAGCGTGCGGCTGTCATAGATGCCTCTGGCCGAACCGCTAAACGAGTTGCCCAGCGTTGAGGTAAAGGTCACTGGCCTGCCGTACGTGTTCTGACAGACCTCGTAGACCGCAGTTGACATATTTATCGCCACGACAGACGCTCCTCCATCAGATCAGTCATCCGGGCCACCAGCTTTTCATACAGCTCTGTTCGCAGGATGGGCCGGGTGCTTGATCCTCCCCTCACCGACCCAGGCTTCTTTCTGATCACTCCACGCTTCATCGCAGCCCTGATCTTGGTTCGGTCCTGTTCCTGCAGCCTGGACGTGGGCCACACGTCCGTCTCCACGCTGTCTCCCTTGATCTCCGTGTTCGGGTAGCGACGACGCATGTCCTTCGTCTGCCACTCCGTCAGTTCACTGGCCATGTCATCTGGAAAGAGCTTGAGCTGCTCGAGCATGGAGTCGAGCGTGGCCTCCAGCCTGCTGGTATCGAGCGTTATCAACAGCATCGCCGCACCAGGTATCTAGACACACGACCGATGGACCTCGAGGGAACGACCATGATCGCCCGCCTCTTGCGTGGGGTGGCCGCATCCAGCGCATCCTGTTTAATCTTCATCACGGTGGCGGTCCGCAGCAAGTCTGCGGTCAGCTTTTTAATCTTCTCCTGGTTCATTACCACTGCACAGCATTCATAAATGAAACATGGGGAGCTCGCATGCACCAGTCGCACCACACGGTCATCTTCAGGGCGATCGCGTCGATCTGGAACATGCTCTTCACCGGAACGGCCACGGTCCCAGTCCCGCCCACGACGTCCGCAGGGCTGGTGTCCTCTTGGTGGATGGTCGCGATGGTCCCGACCTCAAACTCCGGAGCGCCGATCGTACTGGCAAAGCTCGACGGCTCGATCGCAATGATCGTCCCAGTAGCCAAGGCTGCGCTGCCGGCCACCGGCAAAACATCCTGTACGCCTTCAGGAAGGCTGAACTGACCTCCAGCGAAGAAGCGGATAGCCGTGGACTGGGCCGGACTGGCGATGAACATGGCGTGGGCGCCACCGTTGCGAGTAGCGATGTCACCAACCAGCTTGCCGAGGTCCTGACCACAGTTGTCGAACCCGAAGGTCCCGGCCTGGGGAGTAAGAGGCGTGAGCCCATTGAGCAATCCTGCGGACCTCTGGGGGGAGGATGCGGTCGCAGAGAGGATGGCGGCATCGACCGCCGGCCCGGCGGCCTCGATGATTAGGGCGCGAAGGATTTGCTCCAAGTTGGAGGCCTCGGCCATCTCCTCGGTGAACGTGGAGATGACGGCGAGCCTGCGAGGTCTCAGCGTGGGACCAAGCAGGTTGTGCTGGCGGGCAGGAACCACCCCACCCTCGGCAACCCACTGACCGGCGTCCGCAGGAGTAGTCGATCGGCCAGGCACCACGACGCTGGCATATCGCCCGAGGTCGATGTGCAATCCTCCGGCCAGCATGAGCTTGCCCAAGACGGACATTGAGACGCTGTCCTGGACCGCGTACGAGACGCTGAGCGCAGCCAGGGGTCCCGCCCACGCCGGGTCTGTGATCACCGCGGGCTTGGTGGCCGCACGCAGGACGAGCGGAGTCACAGGATCGTCCGGATAGTAGTCCTTCAGGACCTTGTCGATCGGCCTCTTCTCAACGAAGCTGCGCACCTTCGCGGCCGCCGCCCTCCACATATATTGTGATGGAGGAATGTTGCGATCTTCTCTCATAGGTCTGGTCCTCTCATACCCAATGCCTGATGTATTTACTCAGGATGTTCTCGATGTTCTTCCAGGTCTCCGGCATGCCCATAGAGCTCATGAGGTTGGGCGCGTAGTAGCCGACCCTGCTCTCCTTGTGCGAGATTTGGCGAACGCCGTACAGCGATGGGTCACGGGTCCAGGAGGCGTAGGCCTCACGGGTCACCGCCTTTATGCAAAACGCCAGCGGGCCCGGAGCGTCCTCTGGTAAGTCATATCCGCCGCTGTATTGAACATCGATCACGCCCGTCCACGGTCCGCTGGTTGGAAACGAGTACAGAGTGCCGGTCGCCTGCTCTAGCATCCAGTTGATCCCCTCGCTGGCCAAGAGGTCATTACCGTCTTGGGTCATCGCGGTTATGTCGGCCTTCACAACTGGCCACCGAGACAGGTACAGCCTTTGGGTGGAGATG